AGATTCTCAGCATCACCAGTTACCATGCCCTGACCAACGTTATATGCGGTCGAGGTTGCGGTTCCAACTGGGTTGAGGATTGATGGGTTGGTTCCTGACTGAGTAGTAGTACCGAGACCAACAGCAGCATCGGTGAAACCAGCTGCTTCATCGAATCCGTTGTCCTGACCAGAGAATGAAGTATCTACTTCGTTGTAGAACGATTCGGTTCCACTCTGGCTGTTGTAACGGGAACGCATTGCGAAGATGAGTCCAGTAGGACCACTCATTGGTTGAACACCTGCCAGGTCATATGCGACTAGGTTAGGCATTGAACGTCTGATCAGTGAAATCAGAACGGGATCGAAACCTGCGGTAGGACCAGCAGCAGCTGAGCCAGCACCGAAACCACCTGAACCACCAGCAGCATTAGCTGAGTTGGTTGGGGTTTCCATCAGGTTGAAGCCACTACCAAATGCAGCTTCTTCTCTTAAGAATTTTTCTTGGTTTTCGAGCAGGACGGCGGTTACCGCTCTACGATGGGAATCTTTGATTGGATCAAGACCCTCATAGTTGAGGAGTGGTGCCCACTTTTCCTGCAGATGCTCGGAATGGAACATTTGCGTTTACCTATTGTGAATGTTTACGTTTGATTTAATCTTAAATTCAGTTCTTAGCAACAGCCTGAAGAGTTCTCAGATATGCAGCCATTGGACCCGAAACGGATTCGGTTGAATGATCTACACCTTCAGAAAGAGTTTCAGTATGTGCTTTTGGAGTTTTGTTTGCTGGGAAATATGATTCCTTCAGCATCTCCAGTTTCTCACGATATTCTTCTTCACTTTCAAACTCAACACTTTCGGCAAGTGAAGCGAGCTTCTCTTTCTGAGTGGTTGCGAGACCCTCGGAAATCTCATCAAAGATCCCATCAGCAACCGACTCTGCAAGACGATTGTTGAGGAGGATATTTTTCTCAATTTGCTCGTTGAGTTTTGTCTCCATGTCATCAAGTTTTTCTACCATGCTCTCAAGAACATCATATTTATCTTCAGGGATTGATACATAATGTGCTTCAAAAAGTTCCTTCATGCCTGAGAGGAAACTCTCAGTCATTTCGGATTTCAGTCCTTGCTCAACTACCAGTTCATTTTCGGTGAACCATTCGTCGGCAACGTACTCAAGATAAGAGTCAACTCTTTCCTTGAGTGCTTCTTTAATTACTTCTACTTCCTCTACGAGTTTTTGCTCGTATTGGACTTCGAGTGCTTCCTTAATCTCAGTTACCTTTGACTTCAGAGCAGCCTCAAAAATGGTCTTGGCTTTTTCTTTAAACTCTTCGGAGAGTTCTTCACCACCAAGCAGAGCATTGACATCTTCTTCGATGTCAACTTGCTCTTCCATTTTCTTTTTCTTCTTATCCTCTTTGTGCTCTTCTTCGTCCTCTTCTTCCTCTTCTTCCTCTTCCTCGTGCTTGGCTTCTAAGAGTTCTTCATCTTCATCATAATCTGCATCCTCTTTATGAAGACCTTTCATAGGATCAGCACCTTTTGCTCCCTTGTTTACAACATCTCTTACTTGCTTAAGAGTTGCTCCAGGAGTTTTCAGCTTTGCTGAATCGTCATCAGGACGATAGTTTGAAGGATCTGGACCACCGAGATCTTCGACATTGCCCAGTTGTGTGCCTGGGTCTGCCATGTGAGGCATTGCTTCTGCCGCCTTTGCGTTAGCATTTACAGCGGTTTTGGATTGCTTTGTGCCTACTTCCATTTCTTGTAAATCTCCACGAGACATTTGAACTCTCCGTTTAACCTTTAGTTATAAACTATATTTATTTATAAATTAAAGATTTGCGAGAAAATCGTTGAATAAGTTCAACTTATTTTCTTCTAATCTTTTTTGGTCTACAAGTGTATTGATAGTCTTGTAGGTCTTCTCCGCATATTTTTCACGAAGAATACCACCATCCCATACCCACTCTTTACCTTCCATAATCCCTTCAACAAAAGCATCAGGAGCAGAAGGATCTGCTACAATATCAGCAGCAGTTGCAAGCATGAAGTCATCACCAACAACATTGATTCCTTCACGAGTTAACTTAAGTGAACCAATACCACGAGAAGAAACTCCAAGTTTTACTCCCTCAGAAATCAGAGATTCTGCAATCTTACCCATTGGAGTAGAAAGAATCTTTGCCTTTCCGATAAAATTAGATCCACTCTCTCTGAGTGAAACAATTTTATGAGAAACTCTATCAAGGTTTACTGTAGGACCATCGGGGTGTCCCAGTTCACCAAGAGCTCTTCCTTGAAGAACATGATTCTCATTATAACGAGCAACTTCACGACGAAGAGTTTCCATAGGGTACATACGACCATTACGGTTTCTGATATTACCCTGAAGGAATACACCTTCGATAAAGAGTGATTTTTTACCGTTCTTGTTTTCAACGATAAATTCTACTTGTTCGATTTCTTCTCTGATGAGTTTCATTTTAGGCTTGTCCGCTAATTTGTACTTGTTGTGTGTAGAGAACTCCACTGCCACCATCAGTAATTGCGGCAACTTTGAATGAGTTTCTTAAAACAGCATCGGGATCTGAAAATGCAGTAACAATTCCAGATGTGTCTGTTGCGATACCAATTCTGGTTGAAAAATATCCATCATAACCAGCAGTGTTAAAAACTTGAACTACTGGAGCATGAGTAAAATTATAATATGTTTGATTAGAAGCAGTTAAACTTACATAATCACCAATACCAAAAGGAGATGCTTGTCCCTCTGGGAAAGTTACGTATGTGGTAGTTCCAGTTGTAACACCAACGATTCTTGCCGATCCGTTGTCAATTGCGAGTGTTGCTGAAGTCCCTGATGGAACACAATAATCACCTGTTGTCGCAGTTGGTTCTGTTCCAATAGCAACAAAAGCATTCGCACCAGTTGCCACTACACGAAGAACATTACTTCTTCCAGAAATTGCCGATGATTTTGATGAAGTTGTGGATGTGGTAAAAGAAACTCCAGATCCAACTGGTCTATGAGCCATTATTTTTATAGTACACTTTTAGTTATTTATTAATATATTTCTCTCCACCTCATAGAAACACCAACATTACTTGGATCATTTCCCAAATTAGTTACTCTTACTGAAAAAATTTCAGAATCATTAGAATAATAATTTTGGGATAAAAAGTTTTTCTTGGAAGTTGGACCAGTTTGTACTTGTGCTGTTGTTGCTGATGGTTTTTGTACATTTTGACTGTCGCCTGCAGCATAACCACCCATAAAATCTTCAAAATAAACATCGGTACTTATTCCAGTAGCAGTTTGATTATATTCTGCAACTGATTCTGTATTTTCAGACACCCAAGTTCCTGTTGTATTAATTCCTATAGAACTTCTTAGCTTTACAACTTCATATTTAACGTTTGCACCACTACTGAATACCGTAATATCTTCGAGTTTTATAGTTGCTCTGTTTGGATATCCTTTAAAAGAATTTTTCAATCTTATTGCAATGATTGGAACAGTAGTTCCAACTCCAACTACTCTAAGTGGAGTTGTGTGTGAAAATTCTCTCCCCGCTTCGGTATATCCACCTTCACTCATTACAGTTGAACAAATTTGAATAAATGAACCTCCAGCACCAACTTGTGTTCCACTGTTTCTAACTTCACACCTTACTGGAAGATTAGGATTGGACATATAAACTGTAGAAACAACATTTGAATTATAAAATTCGTGTGCTACAATATTGAGACCATCCATACTAAATCCACATCTTACTCTCCCTACACCTAACCACTCAAAATCAGTGAAAAATAATTGAGTTTTTGTGATATCTAGATCAAAACCAGATACTCCAGTTCCATCTAATTTGTCTTTATTCCATTGAGATTGTGGAATTCTTCTTTCTGTTGATCCAATCCCGCCAGTGACATAGGATCTAATTACAAAATTTAAAGTTCCATTGGGTTCTTGTTCAAAGAAAATTCCGTCATTATCATCAAAATAACCAGTTCTCTTGGTAACATTCTGCTGTTCCGTTCCAAAATTAAATGTTGAGTAAACCAGTTGAGATTTACCTGGCATGTAATGATGATATCTTTTTGTTTGATGAATACAAAGTCCATTAGTACTGATTCCGGAACTAAGAACTGCTGCTGCTTGATTTCTTTCAAAAGTAACAGTTGCTCCTACTCCAGATGTGACATCTACAAAGTCTGGATCAATAGCATACAGGTGTTTATAGTCACCAAGAGTAAACGGATCTGATGTTCTTAATCTACCAAAAGCATCAATTTCCGGTTTAAACGGTTCATATAAATGAGACATTAGATTACCCTCCAGGAATTACCTTTCCAAACAAAAGTTAAACTGCCGTAGTCGTAAGCAAGAACGGCATAATCTTCTCCATCAATCAAATCTGTTCCTGATGGATAAATTGTTATATGACGATTGGTTCCCTTCGATGCTTCTCCGAGTTCGTCTTTTACTACAAATACCTTACCTTCTCTATCTGCTTCTGGAAGAGTTATGGAAACTGCTCCAGCATAATTGACTCCAATATAATAATCATTAAGAGTTATTGAGTATGACGATGAAGTTACTGAAGTAATTGGCACATCCATGTATGCCAGATTCACTTCTCCTCCACCACCATGAGCATGAACATCACGCATCAATTGCCATACAAGATTTTTTAGTTCTTGTACTTCTTTTGATGATGGATTAACTAAAGATTCAGAAACCTCTTTTGGTTTCTCTGTTTTTTTGATGAACTCTAAATATTGATCTACGTAATTTAATTCGGCAGACTCTTCTATATCATCATCGTCACCATTATCTTCCTCATCATCGTCGTCATTTGAGGATTCTGGTTTTTCCTTTTTTGGTTTAGCAGATTCTAATAAATTTTCTAAAAAATTTTCACCAAAAAAGTTTTCCCCAAGAAGAGAATTAAATTCATCTTCTTGTTTCTTTTTGCCCTCAGATATTATATTAAAGAAAGAAGATAGGTCATCTGACATTTATCACTCTTCCTCTTCGTATTCTTCCTCAGTTTCATCTTCACCGAAGAGTGAGTTAGCAACTTCGGGTTTAAAAGCATCAACTCTCTCTGATGCCTTAGCAAAAAGAAGATCTTTGATTTTGTCACTGATTTGAGAAGGACTCTCATCAGTAACAATCATATCCATTAATTCATCCATAGTTTTGAAATTTATAATCGTTGTTATTTATTAAATTTCCCCACCCTTAGGAATTTCAACTGCTTTTGCTTGGGGTTCTAAGTCTGGTTCCATAACTGGTTGCCCTAAATTCATTCCAGCAGGATCAGCAACCATAGGAATAGGTTGTCCCGTCATAGGATCAATTGGCATCTTAGATGGATCTGGAATTACTCCATCTTCAATTTCTTTCTTGATAATAGCATCCTGTTCAACAATTTCTTGATCAGTTTGACGAAGAATCTTACGTCTTACATAATCTTGAGAATAATACTTACCAACATAAGGTGCTGCAGTTGCTGCTAACGAAAGTCTTTCATTCAATAACTCAGCATCCTTAAGTTCTGAGAAGTGGTTGTCATAAAGGAAATCATATTGAATATGCTCATTCATAATCTCCCAGTCTTCTGGAGTAATGATATTCTTAAGAATCAGTTGAGTCTTCAGCATATCACTAAACATATTTGAGAATCTCTTTCTCAAACGACCGACGAACTTGCTAAACTTAAGTTCATCTCTTAAGATTTCTGATGAACGTCCAAGGTTAAATCCTTCCTGCCCACCAACTCTTGATGATGGAACATTCAAAGAACGATAGAGTTTTTCTTGGAAGTACTTAATATCAGTAATTTCTCCAAGGTTCTGACCACCAGGAAGAGTAGAGATTTCAGTTCCTCTACCACCTTCACGACGAGGAAGCCAGAAGTCCTCAAGCATACTCATATACTTTTTATCATCACGAATCTCTCCGGTATTAGCATCATATACTAACTTGTTACGATAACGCATCATAACATCACGGAGATATTGCTCTGCTTTGACCTTAGGAAGATTGCCCACATCAATGTAGAAAATTCTTCTTTCGGGAGCACGAGACAAACGGTAGATAACTAGTGAGTCCTCAATCATGCGAAGTTGATTGAGAGCCTTGATTGCTTTGTGAAGATATGAAAGAGTTGATCCCTTGTTTCTATCTACAAGACCTGATGTACAATAAGTGATCGAATCCTTCGACATTTTGATGCCGTTGGATTGACTTGTTGAAGTTGGGTTTAAAGTAGGATAAGCAGTTTTTGGACTGTAAATAAAGTACTCTTCGATTTCAGGGAACTCATAATTCATCGGATTATCAGTATTAGAATTTGCGAGTCTATATTGATCTTTCTTTTTCTTCTTATCTTGTCTCACATAACGCATTTTCATTGCGTCAATGTATCTTAATTCTTGAATACCTTCATGAGGATTCTTGAGGTCGATAATTTTGTGATAGTAGATTCTTCCGTCTACATACCAGTTTCTATAGATTTCGTGTGCCTTCTTATCGAAATCTAAAAGTTCTAAGATGTACTTAAATTCTTCTCTGATTTTTTTCTTGATACCGTCACTTGCATTCAGATTATCCAAGTCAATCTGAACAGGACTATCATTCGTATCAGATACGATTGCTTCATTTACGATATCTTCAATGGCACTATCACATTCTGGGTGAAGTGCCATTTCCCGATATCTTTTAATCAGGTCAAATTCAGTTCTATAGATGCCTTCAATATCAACATATGAACCAAAAAAACCACTACTCAGATAGTGGTCAACCCCGTCCTCATTGTTAGGTGGGACGGGGGAGACTGCATTCGGAGAAAGTGGTTCAGTATCCTCAATAGAGAATCCAAATAACTTTGCCATTATTAAAGTTCTTATCTACGTATGATCTATTTATTATGCTCCAGTTCCTGGTGCTTCTGGGAAGTAGTATTGAACTTGGAAATCAACAGTAAACTCTTCAATTGTGTCTGAAGTGTCATATGAAAGATCAATCTGAGAAACAGCAGTTGGGAAAATATCGATGAAACGATATTGTGCCAGAATGTTTGCGTCTTCCCCAGTTGTGTTGTTACCCTGAGTATTCGATGCGCTTCTGCCAAGTTGGTAAACAATGGCATTGCCCATGTAATCTGTTGGATTGTTCAGACCAGAGTGATCTCCATACTGAGCAACGTTCTGCATCCAAGCTTCAAATGCTCTTCTGTGTGAGAAGTTTTCGTCGTTAATAATGGTTACAGTCCAAACATCAAATGTTCTGTCTCCAGCAACTTTCAGAGTACGACCTCTAAAAGGAACTTCGATTGGAGCAACGTTTGATGCTGGCAGGGCAGCTGCCTTGCAAAGAAAACGGAAGTTCTCTTTGTCAAACTGCCCAGTACCATCACCCTGAACTCCAAGATTTACTCCTGCGGGAAAGGTAACGTCAACCTCAAAAAGATTAGGACGAGCACCACCACCAATCAGTTTTGATTTAAATTGTGAAATGCCTCTTGTTGGAATTTGTGCCATTTTTAGGTTCCTCCTTTAGTGATTTATAATCTAAAATCAAACTCTACCAGCAACTTCTTCGAAACTTACACCAGTTCTGGTGGCAACGAAGGTAAGTGTGACGTAGTTGATAGACTTAGCTGGTTTCAGGAAGATATCAGCTCTGAACTCATTATTATCAATTACATCAGGAGTGTTATTCGTTTCATCACAGATAACAAGGAATCCATAGAGTCCTCGTTTTGCCTGAATGTCACGGAGATATGGTTCAACAATATTAACGAAGTTTGCTCTTGTGATCTGATCATTCAGTTCAAAGAGTTGTGCTTCTGCGGACTTCTGAAGTGCTTGCTCAACCGTGAGGAACAGTCTGCGAACATTGATTCTATCGAAGGCAGAAGCATAACCAAGAGCAGTCTTATCACCAAAGAGAAGAATACCAGTTCCTGGTTGATTCACAATTGCATTAACTCTTTGAGGATACAGTTGATCTCTCTGAGCCTTATTAGGATTGTATGCAAGTTTGATTGCATTATTCAGAATTCCTCTTTGTTGTCCTGCAGGTGAGAACCAAGGGAAAGCAAAGATTGAAGTTCTTACACACAGACCAGCAACATCAGGGTTGCATGGGATATAACGGAATTTGTTATTGAATCTATCGTAAGTGTACTTATATCCACTATCAAAGATTGCATAAGATGAAGATGAAAGTGAACTGAAGAACTGAATTACGTTGTTTGTTTGAGTATCTGTATTGGTGATAGGACCACCATCTCCCTGAAGCAGATCTGCTTTGTGTGGAGAAATAACAGCAATACAATCCTTTCTATTGTTTGCGATCGAGATGAGTTGATTTGCCTTTGCCTGAGACTCAAACTTACTGCCAAGTCCAGGACCCATGATCAGGTAATCAACAGCAATTTCATCTTTGTTGGAGAAGAGATTGTATGATGTGAAGAGATTACCCAGAGTTGCAGTCATTCCGTTAGATGCGGAATAATCAACACCACCACCTAAAGCATAGGTTACGTTACCCAATGCACTGTATGTAACTCCTTGGGCAAGTTGGTTCCACTGACCAGCACCTTGAGTTATCTTTGTAAATCCAGAAGAGAATCCGGTTGCAAGTGGAGTTGTATTATTATAAGTGTCATTTCCTACTGAAGGATTATCTCCAACATAAACATAAGATGAGAAGAGTGCCAGATAATCTTTCCAGAAAATCTTTTGAGGAGCATTAACTGCAGAAACGGTATCAGTTGCCTTAGAAAGATTGAGATGCTTCTCTAACAGATTACCCTGAATTCCTGTTACCGAACCAGTGTCATCAACAATAACTACGTGCAGAGCATCATTCTTGCCTTGTCTATCAAGAACGTATCCGTTGCTGATTGGCTTAGGTGCAATTGAACTCCAGAAAATCGTAGTATTTGTAAGATTCAGAGTTTGTGAATCATACCAATCTGCTACGGTTGTAACTGCAGAAACAGTTCCATTACCTGTCGAGATTCCGGAATTATCATAGAAAGTAATTGTATCAGATGCCAGGAAAGAAGCATTTGCATTTCCCTGAGCATAAGAAATTGGATACTCAGTTCCGTTGTCCGTTGCTGCGGTAGAAACTCTTGAAAGAATCTTAACGTCAACGCTGCTGGTGCCAGTTGTTGAAGCAGTGGAAACACCAGTAATGATACCCTTGATGTATCCGTTAAATCCTGTGGTTGAACCAACACCAGGAATAACAGCATTTACTAAAGGAGTTGTAACACCATATCCGATGACTGCACCAGCAGCACCAGGGTTGGTGGTTGTTATTCCGAGAGTTTGATCTGCTTTATCATCAATCATGCAGATCTTGAGTTTATTTGCCCAAGAACCTGGATTTTTTGCAGCAAAAACATAATCTGCGATGTCATCAGCATAATTTGCTTGATAATCATCAAAATTCTTAATCTTCAGTGTGGTTGTATATGCAAAACCTACACCAGCATTTGCGTTGTTTAAGGTTGTTCCGTCTGTTCTTACAACCTTAAGAACACCACCATATGAAAGGAATGATGATGCACTCATCCAATACTCGTATTGACCATCCGTAGAGAGTGGCTTGCCAAATACGTTGATGAGTTCTTGTTCTGTGGTGATGTCAATTGGATCGTCAACTGGACCAATTGAGAAAGGACCCGCAATTGCTCCAATATTATCTAAAACATTATCAGCTCTCCCTACAGTTAAATCAACTTCTCTGACGAGTACGCCTGGAGATAATTGAGGAGTCGCCATGTTTTTCTCCTGATACTTCAGTTTGTCTGAAAATATTTATTAAAATTGACTTTTTAGGTGGGGAAACGATGCATGAACACCTACCAATCAGGGTAGGACCAGTCTGAAAAAGGATCTTTCTTTTTCCTTTCACTGACAATTCGTTTAATTGTACACTCTTTACATTCATAAGAATACGAAGAAGGCACAGGTCCTCTGTTTTTTCTAGTCCTATAAAACCCCTCAATCAAGTTTTTTAATTCACCGCAAGTTCTACACTTCCTATCATTTAGGAGCAAATGCCCTAGTCTAATTTGCCCATCTAAGTCCATCAAGATAGATACTCCCACATATATGATCTATCACCATACTCATCAGAATACCAACGATCTCCATCAGAATCTACAAAACTATCTCCATCCATACCATCAACAATAAATCCAAAAGGTGCCATGTCTTGTTCGATTTGATTTTTTTGTTCCTCGTAGATTCTTTTACGAACATCCTGATCAGTAAGTTCTTTGAAGTAGTCTTGAGCAACTAACCATGCATAGATGACCAAGCACATAGCCAAGTCATCATTACAACCCTCTTCCGCTTCAAATGAATTGTGCTTTTGAATAAAGGTTGTGAGTTCTGCAATGATCTCATAGTCGTTAATAAGAAGTTTGTTTTCCTCAATCATTGTCTTGAGATTTAAACATCCAACCTTCTTAACAGTCTTGGACATTTTCACTCCAAGTTGTGTTTTCTTTCCGGAAAATCCTTGTCCAACAATCTGTCCTGCTCTACCACGCATAGAGCACATCAAAAGATTATTATATTCCAAGTCATAGTGAACGATGCTTGCAACCTGATCCCCAACATCATTCACTTCGCATAAGATGTAAGAGTCATTATAATTTTTTGCAACATCTACAATAATACTTGGGAATAGCATCGGTTTGATTTCGTTGTTCCGATACTTTGCAACTACTTTATGGGGGAACGTTGTAATGTCTATGACTGTAAATGCGGAGTAGTCGTTTCCAACACCACGAGCAACGTCAACTGTAATGACATAATCGTGTTCTTCTTTTACATCCTCATAAACATCTAAACCAGCACTTCTTTTAAGTGGATGGTCATAAACTAAACTCTTGAGTTTACTAGGTGCAATCAGAGTATCAACAGATCCTAGGAATTCGCACTCAAACTCAACCTTGAACTGCTGTTCAGATGTGTTTGCAATCGTTTGAGCCTTCCATACCTCATCTCTACCAGGAACTTCACTCCAGTGAACGTCTGTTGGAATATATTCGTTCTTCTTCTTTTCCGCATCATGCCACATGCGGTAGAAGTGATTCATACCGTGTGGTGTAGAAACGATGATTACTTTCGTGCTCTTACCAGAAGTAATAGTAGGATAAACAGATGCAAAGAAGGAATCTGCAATATGGTTTGGAACGAACGCAAATTCGTCCAAGAAGAGGATATTGAATGACATGCCTCGGACAGCACTCGCAGACGTAGAAGCAGCCAGAATTTTTGATCCATTCTCTAATTCCAAAGAACCTTTATTCCATGATATAATACCTTGTTGCATCCACTTTGGTAGGTTCTCATATGCAGTTTGTAACCTATCCAGGAGTTCCCTTGCGGTTGCTGCTTTGTTCGCAAGGATACCTATGTTAACATTGTCATTAAAGACCGCATAGTGGAGCAGGAAGGACACTACAGTGGTTGATTTACCAGTCTGTCGTGGCATCTTACAGATGTTGAATCTATGATTGTGGAAGTTATTAACTAACTTCTCCTGAAAAGGATACATCTGGAAAGGTTGCAATCCCTTATCCAGAGTCACAATCTTCACATAGTTCTTTGCAAAGTAAACAGGATCTTCCTTACACTTCACAAACTCAAGAATCTGATCTTGAGTAAACTCAATAGGAGTATTTGCTTTTTTTAGTAACGGATTACCAAGATAAACATCATTTGACATAATAAAAACCTACTACTTAATTACAATTCCAACGACGCAGTGCTTTATTGATTCTTGAATCTGGATCCCTAGCAGTTTTTGCTGAGGTAAGTTTTGACTTCATTCCTTTCATACGACTACAAAATGAAGATCTACGTTTTGCCCTCTTACCACTAGGATTTTTTTCAGTAACTGCTGTTTGAAGTTTGGAACCTGGATTTTCTCTGCGATAAGCATTGACTGCTGCTTGACTCAAACCATCAGTCTTATCTTGACGATTTACTTTCTGCCAATCTTCTCCAATAGTTTTATTGTTCAACAGATAATTTTTCGATCTTTGATCAATAACTTGAATCAGGGGCATTCCTGGTTGAAGTCCAGATACATTATACTGAAGAACTTGAGATCCTGGATAAACCTTTTGAATCTCATCAGTCACATCTTTTCTAGATGGCATGTTTGGTTGAGGGAAGAACATTCTTGCCGAATAAGTCTTTCCTCTCCAAGAAAGAATAACAGCAATAATGTTTCCATTTTCTCCTTGAAGTCTAGTTGCTTCTTCCAACTCAACCTCTTCACTTACAGACTTCCAACCACCACCTTTTGACTTATACCATTTTGATGCCCAACCATTTGCGTATGCACTTGGATATACATCAAACTTTTGTCTAGCAAGTGCTTTTGCTCTAGACCAAAGTTTTGGATTGGTTGGTTTATTTTCCTCTTCTAATTTCTTCAGTTCTTTTTCACCTTCGATTTGTTCCAAAATCTCATTAACTAATTTACTTTCACTAGTTGGAACGCAATTTGGAACGATTTTCTTTCCTTTCTTTTTCATGCCGACTTGCTTATATCCAGACCAACATGCCTCTTCCATCTCCCCACTATCCACATAGTCTGCAGCACTATCTAAGTAATCTGCAGCCTTTGTAATCTTGGATTGTACCCATGCTTCAATATTACCTTCTCCCTTACCCATTTTCTTCTGAAGTCTTTTTACAGCATTTGCTACAGTCGATAGTTCAGATCTTGCCATAGAATACTCGTGATCTTTCACTGAAAAATCCTCCCATGCTTTCTTACCATAAGAACATTCTGATTTAGTTTCTCTTTTATCACAAAGAGGGCAATATCTTTGCTCTTCCATTTCTTCTTTAATCTTATTAGATACCATGACGGGTTTTCCTCCTTTACCAGATCTATCAGCAACAGGATCTTCTGCTCTCTTTCTTCTTACGGCAGCAGCAATTTGATCTTTGGACATTTTTGCTGCTTTTTCTTTCGAAAGACATTTTGGTTTTGGTTCTCCAGGTTCACGAGCACATTTACCAATTCTTTCACCTTTGGTGTTGTAACGGTCCCATCCGCCACCACCAACACCACCTTCTCCACCTTTTCCAAACCAATCACGAAGGTCTTCGGATATCTTTGCATCTTTGAATTTTTTATGATGTTTTTTAGCATCCGATTCCATCTTTTTTAATCTAGTATAATAATCGGGAATTTCATCTAAATGTTGAAGGGCAATTTCACGAGCAAGATCATGATCTTTAGTATGCTCATGCTCAATGGGTTCTCCCATATCAAGTTGCTTTTGAATAAAAGAAACATCAAGTCTATGTTTCTTCGCAATCTGTTCAACTGTTTTGTATGGTTTTAATTGCTCTTTCATTCAAAAATAAGAATCCTTTTTATATTTAGGAATCAATAGTTGTTCTAATAATTTTAAAAGTAATAGCAGTTGCTCCAGATAAAGGAGTTGCTAAAAGTCTTACATAATTTCCAGAAATATCACTATCAAAAGAAGACAAGACACCTGCAGTACTTACTGTTGCAAATTCTGTATTGTAAGTTATTGTATTATCATGTACAACTAAAAATTCAGTTGTTTGATAAGAAGAACCTTGAATGATTTGAATTTGATATTTTGCCGATCTAAAAGAACTTTTCAAAAAACTATCAACAGCAAATTGACTAGAAGTTGTTGTGGTAACCCCAGAAACATTAATATTAGAAAAGTTTTTCTGACTAATAAGTTTAGGCATTTGCGGTTTCTAAAATACTTAAAATCAATTTGAATGTTGAATTGGCACTAGCAGAAATTACAACAGAGTCACTAGTTTCCAATACTAATTTTCCATCCATCGGAACAAAAGCATCATTTGGAGGAACTGCTACTGATTTAGCAATTTCGGTAGATGTGGTGCTTCTTTTATGCGATACTGTTACTGTTTCGGTAGTTGATCCAATGTTTGTAATATGAGCATACAAAACAATAGAAGTATATCCAGTAGGAGCCGTATAAGCAGTTTGGATTCCTGTGGTTACTTCTAGTGTTACTGTTTTGAAATTATTGAGTGCTAATTGTGCCATACTAACTTAATGCTAAGATGAACGGTGTCATTTGGTTAAATAAACTTCTAGTAAATGCTCTACCACTAATTGTTCCATTATTTTGATTAATCACAATATCATTTCCAATTCTGAAGTTTCCTGATTGATCTGTGCTTGTAAAGACTACTTTTCCACCATTTCTAGTTACCACTTCATTTTCTTGAGAAGCAACTCCACCTCTTAATGGAGTTGCGGTTGCAATATCATTTCCTGAACCAACATATTCAAATGTATGTGAACTTGCTGTAATTCTACTTACTTGATAAAAATAAGCAGTTGTTGCAACACTAACAGTATTGTTTAGATTTTCATCTAATGTAATAGTAGTAATTCCAGATACTACTGGAGTCGAACTATTTATTGTATAGTAGATTGGAGTGATATTTGCAGAAGCCGTTGCAGTTACTCCAGAGTCTGGTGCAGAAATTGTAACCGATGGTGTAGAAGAATATTGAGATCCACTAGAAATGACCGTAATAGTAGATACTCGATCTCCATCTAAAGTTGCAAAAGCAGTTGCCGTAGATCCATTTGGTCCCGTAGGTGTTCCAATAGTTACCGATGGTGTTGATGTATATCCACTTCCACCGTCAGTAACAGTGATACTTTCTATTGTGTAATACAAAGTATCGAAATATAAAACTTGTCCTTCATATGGTCTTGTAGTTGTATTGATTGCAACCACAACACTATCTGTTCCTACTGATGAACTTGCGGTGACAATACCAGTGAATTGTAAGTCACTAGTTCCATCAGCAACCAATCCGTATGTTCCAAAGTCAGTATTGCTATTAGTCAAAGAGCACTGACCACCCTTATATGCGGTGATACTTTCATTACAGCATATAGTAAAAACACTTACTAATTGAGCATATCCATTATTAGTTACTGCAATACCAACACCACCTTGATTGTACTGAGTGTAACTATCCACAACCATTGACTTTAATCCTTCGGCAAGGTTTCCGTCAATTTTCATTCCAGTTCCAGTGGTTGTATTGCTCGTACAGTTCTGAACATATGGACTTTCCCAACTACCACCACCAACATTGGCGGCACCGGTGGGAGGAAAAGCCACAGCAGCACTTGGAGCAATATGACCAACAAAGGTCATGTTTGCAAGATAAGTTCCTTTGTTTACATGAAAAATATCTTGAGTTGAATTGTTCGGGATTACTGTTACTGTTTTTAAATTGTCTCCAATAATCGAAACAAATGCAGGTACTTCAATAGGATTATTTTCATTATAAGTTCCAGAAAGAACTTTGATTGTGGTTCCTGTTTGAGCAATTGCTACAGCACCTGCAATAGTAAGTTTTGCATTATCAATTGATGTTCCATTTTTAGCATCATCACCATCTTTGGCAACGTAGATAACATTTGGTGCTGAGTTAATACCTGTAGCACCAGTGTTAATAGTTACATTATCTCCGATAGTGATTGAAGAACCAGTAATGAAAACATCACCTGCAGTAATTGTATTGTTGTCTCCATCAATAGTAACTGACGATTTACCTACAGTTAAAATGCCAGTTACACGAGCATTTCCATCAACATAAAGAGCCGTACTTCCAAGTCCAACATAAACTGTTCCAATACCGCTGGATGTGTTAAAGGTTGCTACTCCAGCAACCGAAAGATTTTGTTGAACAATTACATTACTTCTTGCTGTAATAATTCCAATAGAATCGACGTTAGTTACATCTTCATATGTTAAAGTTCCACCAATTGAAACATTTCCACTAAATGAAGCACTTGTACCAGTTATTGATTGTACACTTATATTTGGAGTTCCAGTTAATCCCAGGGAAACAGTTGCTATTCCACTAGAGGATGCGTAAGTTGTTATTCCTGATGTAGTAGCATAAGTTGCTATTCCACTAAAAGATGCGTAAGTAACAACCCCAACTCCACCCGACGCATCAGCACCAACCCACTTCCCAATCGATGCATCATACTTTAAGTATTTTCCATCAACTTTTACAGAATCTCTATCAATGTCATCTAAAAATTCAAGGCGTGTTTCTCCACCACCCCCAATGGTTTCTAGTTGTTTTTGAATTCTATTAATGAATAAAGTATAATGTTTTTTTAAATCCTCTAGTGTAGCAAAATTAGTTTTTGTTAGAGGGTCCTCTTTTACTTCCTCTTCTACGAATTGAGTTTCTTCTAATTTTTCTTCAGCAAATTTTACCCTTTCGTTTAAAGTTTTAATTTCATCATAGATACTTTTAATATCTTCATCATAATACTTTACTTCAGGAAGTTTTGGAAATACTGGAATTTCTGGAATTTTTATTTCCAGCACCTTCTCATTTAATAATGATATTGAATTTTTGAGATGTTCAATATCTTCATCGTAATATCTTATTTCAGGAAGTTCAGGAACTTCTGGAATACTTTCTAAAATTCTTTCTTCCGAATTTTTTAGAGATTCACGTAAAGTTATTAAATCTTTACTGAGTATCTTTACATTTTCATAAACATCATTTTTAAATTCATCATACTCATTTATTTTTTGCTTAAGTGTATTATTATCTACCTTAGTTTCAAATTTTATAACATCAAGTCTATCTAAAATAAAATTTATATCACTTTTAAAATTTTCTACAGATTCTACTAATGAAGAATGAAATTCATCAGTTGCCCATTCTGGGATTTCCGGTATTGAATTTTTAACATCTTCTAAACTATCTTGAAGAGTTTCTATTTCTGAGTCATAATACTTTACTTCAGGAAGTAAGTTAATTTTTTCATGAAGTTCTAAAAGTGGTTCTTCATAGTATCTTATTTCTGGAATATTGGGGATATTACTTTTAACATCCTCAATCATCAAAACAACATCTTCAAGAGTCAAATGCTCTTCGATTGTTGATTCCTCAAAAATATCCTCTTCTACTTCTTCAATTTTTTCTTCAATCAAAAAATCTTGAATTGATGGTAAATTATCTTCTACTATTTCCTCTTCAATTTCTTCAAAAATAAACTCTTCTATTGATGGCAAATCATTAGAAATGCTTTCCTCTATCGATGGTAAATCATTAGACGAAACGATATAGTCCTCTACTGAAGGTAGACTGTTACTATTCAAATCAAAATCATTCTTAGGCACTTTTATTCGTACTTTTTTATTATTTATTTTCGTCTGTAAGTCCGTTCTTTAATAATTTTGATAACTCTGCTGTGGATCCAACAAAAAGAGCATTAGTGACATTTGTTGGTCCCTTGACTTTTTGTTCGTCAATGTCTTTTAATTTTTTCTGAAGATCAATTAGTTTATCTGTAGCATCAGCAACATTTTTAATTAATTGTCCAGCAACTTCATAAGCTCTTGGCATTTCACTTTCTTGAGCAAGTTCCAAAATTCCATTTAATGCTTCTTGTCCTTTTTCAATAATGGAATATAAGTTGCCTCTTGTGTACTCGTAGTCTTTCTTTAAATCATTAGAAACTGATGATGAAATAGATTCAATTTTTTGCTCTACAGACTCAATCTCTGCAGAAACTATGTCTCCAGTAACATTAAATGTATCGTTTAAACTGTCAAACTTCTTAGTCATTTTCATAACGTTCCATCAAAACCAAAATCGTCCCCAATTTGAATAAGTGAATTATCTGCTGCTGTTATGAGTTTAATGTCAGTTCCAGCAACGTGAGATGTTGGTGAAGTATTATCAGCACCTCTTTCAACTGTCAATTTATTTCCAGTCTTAGATGCTACTCTTATCTCTTCATTATCTATAGTAATATATGAACCAGATGTGATAGAAGAAGCATCGTTAACTTCTATAATTGTTTCAATATTTGAAATATCTTTACTGAGGTTCGTTACTACATTATTTGTGTAACTTTGAATTGCTCTTGGATCTACAGAATAAGTTACTTCTCTTGTAGGAGAACTTGTGCGATCTCCAGAAATGTAACCAACAGAAACTCTCTCGATAATATCCTTGGAAACATCTGCAACAGGACCAAACAGATATGTTTTTACAGTGAATCTAAGTGTATAGATTAATGCTCTTCTTGTTGAATAATCTCCTTCATAGTCATCCTGCATTGTTATTCCTTCAAGAACAACAGGCACATCTCTTTTTTCACCAATAGTTTCAACCAAATCTACACTAACAGTATATGCTGGTTGAAAATATGGGATAATTTGTTCAATTATTTGAAGCATATCATCATTTAACTTTGTCATGATGCTAAGTTCAAATGACATATTATATGGAACAGGCATAAATGCCTTTCTTGGTTGAGTTTTATCTGCGGTTACAGCAGATAAAAATGTTTGAGTTGTTGTTACCTTTCTGGATGTATCGTAAGTCAGACCAGTAAATTCAAATGACATTCTAGGAAGACTCATTTGAACTGGTTTGTTAAGATCCGGAACTTGTTCAAGTCTTGCTAAGAACTTTTGCGTAGGTCCATAAGCAAGAGGGACTTTTATTGAACTTATAACTTCATTTGAGTTATTTGTATGCTTGATAGTGATATTATTGAACAAAGAACCAAACGAAATAATAGTCCTTCTTAATATTTCGTGGTAAAAATATTCAAACATTTGTCAGGAAAGTTAGATATATTATTTATGGATTTCCAAATGGATTTAATTCATCAAAATCTATTATAGAATCTGCCTCTTCTTCTATTATTTCATTCTCAGCAAATCTATCTTGTAAATTATACGTATCAATAACTCTTAATTTATAAAAAGCACCTGATTTTGATCCCGTAATTACATCACCTTTTACAAAAGACCCTTTTATTTTGGACACTTGTAAAACATTTGTAACAGCATTCCAACTATTAACAACAGCTGTCGTTCCACTAACACTTCCTGTTACAATTTCTCCAAACTGATAAGATCCTGTTCCTGTTGAATATGGAGAAGATATTGTTATTGTTGGTGTTACAGTATATCCAAGTCCAGCATTTCTAATATAAATCGATGTTACAATTCCAGCACTATTGATATATGCGGAAGCAGTAGCAGTGATTCCTGCTCCTGGTGCTGGAGTAAATGAAACTGTAGGTGCTGTTTCATATCCAGAACCACCAGAAGTTATGGTTACAATTCCGACAACACCATCTCCAATAGTTGCAGTAGCAGCAGCACCTGCCCCTCCACCACCAACAAAAG